CAGTGGGTTTACGTTCTGGCCGCGGATACCAGCGCGGACGCTTTCGGAAACGCCTTGCTGCAATTGGACCGCCCGGCGCCGACCGGGTATAACCAAGAAAACCTTGAGCCGGCGACGATCCAAAACGTCCCTATTACGGTTGCCCTTGAGGCTGATACAATAGAAACGATTATTGATAGCCGCGGCCATTATTACCTTTCGGCCGCATTTATAGAGGCGGTAGAATAATGACAAGGGGCGCCGCGGCATGGCAAGCGGAATTGTTAAACCCGACAAATCGCCCGGTTTCTTTGGTTGTGCTGGAAATGGGCGGTTCTACGGGGACTATACGGCTAACAAATGCCATGCGGTCAATAATATATGGCGGTAATACCTACCTTGCCGCCGCCCATTTATTGACCATTGGCGACATAGAGGAAACCGCGGACCTAAAAAACACCGAAATAAGCATGGAATTGTCCGGGGTCGATTCACAATATGTTAGCCTATTCTTGACGGTCGATTACGCCTTTCGGCCCATAACGGTTTATCGTCCCCTTGTGGACGAATCTACCAATTCGGTTGGCGTCCCGGTTGAGATATTTAAGGGGGTCATAACCGGGGCCTCTATTACGAATGACCCCGAAAGCGGCGCCGCAATTGTCAGGATAACCGCCGGGTCATGTTGGGCGAACATGGAACAGCATAGCGGCCGGCATACGGCGCAGGACGAATTCCAGCTTTTTGCCCCGGGGGATAATTTCTTTGAATTCTGTAGTTTGGTTATGAATGCGGTTGGTTGGGGAAGGAAGGGGCCATAATGGACCCTTGGCGGGAAATACGGCTTTTAGCATGGGCGGCCTTGCGGAACCGGGAGCCGTTCCAATGGGGCCGGAACGATTGTAACCAGCTTGCCCTAAAGCTGGCGTCCATGGAATCCGGGCGGGACTTGCTGGCCGCAATCCCGGCTTACGATACGCCGGCCGGCGCCGCCAGGACGGCCGCAAAAATTAGCCTTGAAACATTGGGGGCCGGCATGGGCGGGCCGCTGGCAACTTTTTTACAGCTTGCCGGCTATGAATCAAGGCCCGGCGCCCTGGCGTCAATTGGGGACATACTGGTTTGCCAGTTTAACGGCGAACCTTGGGAACGGGCGGCGGTATGCCTTGGGCGGAATGCCCTAACGTCTACAGAGGCGGCCGGGGTTATTATCGTCCCTATGGCGGAAATTGCGGGGCCATACGCGGCATATAGGTTGGAAAACCGCGCCGCTTGCCCGCCATTGGGCGCAAGCGGCGGACCCGGGGACTTAGGACCCGGGAGCCGGAAATAAACGCTTAGAATCGAATCGGGGCAAGTCAATGCCAACCGCAATCGTCGCCATAACGTCCGCCGCCGCCGCGTCCGCCGCGGCTACCGCGGCCGCGTCCTATGGCGTCCTGGCCGCGGCGGCAATCGGCGGCACGGTTGCCTATGGGGTTTCATTATTTGAAACCGAAATTTTGGGGCTTCGCGCCCATGTCCCGCTGGCCCTGCAATCAATCCAGGCGGACCGCCAGGGCGGCGCCAATTCTATTCCGGTCCTTTACGGCCGGCGCCGCCTTGGCGGGACTATAGCATTAATGGCGGCTTCCGGGGAGCCTACCGGCCCCATAGCCCAAGCCCGCGATAAATTGAATCTGGTTTTGATTCTATCGGAAGGCCCGATTGAGCAAGTCGCGGTTGGCGGACTTGATGGGATTTGGGTAGACGAATGGACGGCTTCGGACGGACGGTGGCAAGGTACGGACCATATCAAATACTATTCCGGCGCGGTCGGGACGCTGGACCAATTGACAGACCCGGTATTATCGGATTATTGCCCGGAATGGACCACGCCGGACCATGCCGGCCCCGGGATAGCCTACCTATATCTGCGGCTAAGGTTCGGCGCCGATATATTCCTGAATACGCCGACAATCCGCGCCGATTGCAAGGGGCGAACCGTCTATGACCCGCGTACAGACGTTATAGCCTATAGCAATAATCCCGCCTTGTGTATCCGGGACTATCTAACCAATTTGGTTTATGGGTGCCGTATACCGGAAGCGGAAATTGACGATTCCGCCATAGCGGACGCAGCAAATTATTGCGACCAAATGGTTACGGTTGGGGGAGTGTCGCAAGCCCGGTATACCTTGGATATGGTGATAGATACCGGGAATTTGCCGATTGACAACCTAAGGGCCATGCTAACGACATGCCGGGCTTTCCTGATACGGTCCGGGGGATTATGGCGCCTTATTATCGACAAACCAGAAACCCCCGCATTTACGTTTGACGAAAGCAACATAACCGGCGGGTGGGATATTGAAATAGGCGGGGTGTCGGAACGGGTCAACCGGGTAAACGTCCGTTATTTCAACGCGGAGCGGGACTATCAAGAGGAAATCATAAGCATTGATTCCCCGACACTACGTTTGCAGGATAACGGGGCCATTCTTGAGCGGACCATTGAATTACCGGGGACCGTCCAGCCGGAACGGGCCAAGCAAATTGCCACGATCAATCTAAACCAGGCCCGGCAGAGTATTCGGGCGCAATTCAATACGACAATACAGGGCCTAAAAGCGGCGCCCGGGGACGTTGTGTATATAAACCATGCCTTCCCGGGTTGGTCCTATAAAGAATTTCGCGTTGTCGCCATGCAACTTGTTGGCGAATATTCGGTCCGCGTTGAAGTTATGGAATATGCCCTGGCGGCCTACGATTTTGGCACCATTCTGGACTATGACCCGGCCCCGAATACCAGTTTACCGGACTTCCGGGAAATCGACGTTCCGCCAAGCCCGACGTTTACGGAAGCCCTTTATTCGACGCGCCCGGGCGCCGGGGTCAAGTCCAAGGCGGTTCTGTCATGGGCCGCCGACGATTCCCCATATTTCGCGGCCTACCAAATCGAATACAAAGAGGCGGCGGCGCCGGTCTGGACGGTCCTGCCGCGGACAACGGCGCCGGCCGCGGAAATTCTGGACTTGCTCCCGGCAACCTATCATTTCCGCGTTAAAGCAATAAACGCTTGGGGCGCCGAATCCGACTATTCCGGCACAACCGTTGGAACCATAACCGGAATTGGTTCCCTTCCGGCAGACCTAACCGGGTTGCAAGTCCAGACAATTTCCGGCATGGCCCTTTTGTCATGGAACAGGGCAACGGACGCGGACGTTTTAGAGGGCGGGGCAATCCGGGTAAAGCATCAAGCCGTGTTATCTGGCGGGGCTTGGGCTTCCGCCTATAACATCGGCGGGGACTTGCCGGGGAATGCCACAAGCGTAGCCCTGCCTTTATTGTCTGGGACCTATATGGTTAAGGCAATCGACGCGGGCGGGCTGGAATCCCCCAACGCGGCCATGGTTGTAACCAGCGGGCCTAACCCCTGGACCCCTACATATTTGGCGACCGTCCAAGAGGATTCCGCCTTTGCGGGCAGCGGGAGCAATTGCCAGGTTGACGCGGGTTGCCTTAAGCTGGCGGTTGTGGCCGGCGCGGTCGCTCCCGCCGGTACATACGAATTTGATAATAACTATACCGCCGCCGCGGCCGGATATTTCCACCTTGAGCCGGGGCTAGCGGTAAGCAATGAAAATCATCAGGACTTAATCGACGCTAGGACGAATCCTATTGATTCATGGTCCGATTTTGACGGGGCCGGGGTCAATAAAACGGACATTCAAATTTGGACCCGTTGCAAGGTTGCGTCCGGGGACGCATGGGGAGATTGGGTTTTGATTGGCGCCGGGACCGACCTTTACGCCCGTTATTTTGAATTCCGGGCGGAGCTTACAAGCCTTGACCCTGCCTATAATATTGTGGTTTCACAATTGCGGGTCGTGCTGTATACCTATTAACGGGGGGCGCTATGTCGCAACATGATTTGATTTTAGACAACGCGGCCGGGGCGTCCATACGGGCGGACCTTAATACAGCCTTGCAAGCCTTGGGTTCGTGGTTTTGCGGGGCGTCCGCCCCCGCCACAACCTATGCCGGTTTGCGGTGGTTAGATACAACCGCGAATTGTGTAAAGGTCCGTAACCAGGCAAATTCCGCTTGGATTACCCTGCCTTTGGACCCGGTTAACGCCATTTCACTATTGGCGGATACCAGAATTCGGGGCAGCTTCTACGCGGACGCGGACGCCATGCTAGGGCTACAAACCAACGGCTTTATAGCCCATACAAGGTCCGCCGATTCCGGGGATTATTTGCATTTGGCCCCCTGGACGCTGGCGGCCGGCGGGGATTGGACAAAAGGAATTGTCCTAAAGCGGTCTAACGGGTATGTCGGAATTGCTACCGCGGCGCCCGCGGCCATGCTGGACGTTAACGGGGCCTTGCGGTTCCGGTCCGGGGTCCTTACGTTCCCGGATGCCTCTACGGCCAAAACGGCCGGCACGGTTGCCGCTATTTCAAGTCAAGCCGATCCAACCCCCTTCACCACGACATCGGGCAGTTTCGTCAATTATCCCAACGTAGAAGCAACCGTTACGGTTAACAATACAACCGGAAACGAATTCTTGATTATCGCCAGCATACAGGCCGCCGTTACGGCCGGCGGCCCGCCGGGATTTATCAAGCTATACGCCAATGGTTCGGACCAACGTATAGGCGCGGCGGCCGGGTCCAGGACCCGCGTTTCCGCGATAATTCCGGCCTTCCCGTCCGGGACTTATGCCGATAGAATGGGCGTAAATGTTACCCTTATCGGCCATATAGTGTCCGCAACTACGGGAACCACGTTTTATGCCGGGGTCCAAGTCCAGGCCCCGTCCGGTGGCGCCGTCTATATCAATCGGGCCGAATCAGATTCGGACGCGGCTACCCGCTGGCGGGCCGCGTCCAGCGTTGACGTTATCGCATTGCGCCCTGGCGCAATGCCATAGGGGGAGCCGTGACAAACGCGGAAATCGAGCGGGCATTAAAGACCCTGGCGCCCGGGTCCCCGTATACGCTGGTCGGGGACGATTACGCCGGCCTTGATTGGCTGGACGGCGGGGTTACGAAACCGACAGAGGGCGAAATAACGGACCAAATTGCCGTAGACTTGGCCGCGGATATAGCCGGGGCCTATATTATCCAGAGGGCCACGGCGGAATTGGCGGGCGGAATGACGGAATACGCCATGGTCCAAGCCCTATGGGCTAAAATCATGGACACCGATAGCACGCCGGCCACGACATTACACGCTATCCGGGTAAAGGCCCGGGAAGATTACCCGGCAGAATCACCATAGCAGGGGGCGCCAATTATGGTTTGCTCAAAAATTAGGGTTTCTATTTACTGGCTAGGTGCCGCCGCTATGCTGTCAATAGCCGTTGCAAGAATGGTTCGTTAAATGGCGGTATTTTTGGCGCAATCAATACCGGCGGCCGCGGAAGCAACAGTTACGCTTGACGTTGCTACGCTTTCGGCTTGTTTTCTGGCCCTATTATTGGCATTCACGGCCTACTATGACCGGAAAAACAAGAAAAACAGCGGGGATTATAAGCCTTGCCGGGAATGCCTTGAGCCTATGACAAAGGAAATTTCCAGCGCGGTTATACGCCTGGCGGCCGCGGCGGAACGGTCGGAAAGAGATACGGCCGCGGCCGCGGCTTATTTGAAGGCTTCCGCTTCGGCACAATCGGAATCCACAAAACGAATTGAATCTTTGCTTATCGGGCATTTGACAAGGGGCGAATAATGGGCGACACAAGCCGAAATTTTAACCGGGTCGAATTCGCTTGCCATTGCGGTTGCGGGCTTATGGACCCGCACCCGGACCTTGTGGCGGGAATCCAGCATATCCGGGACTTGATCGGCAAGCCCGTTATAATCCGATCCGGGAGCCGGTGCAGGGCGCACAATGCGACGTTGCCGGGCGCGGCCCCGGAGTCTAAGCATATGCCGCAAGCTGGCGGTTGGACTTGGGCGGCGGATTTGACCTTGCCCGGTTGCGAAATAAACGGCTTGCGGGCCTTGTGGCGGGCCGCCGCTTGTTGCCAGCAATTTGTGGCCGGCGGGACGGGTGTTTATGTCCCGGAGTATTTCGTCCATGTTGACGTTAGGCCGAATCCCTCAAGTTGGGGGGAAATCATGGTTGCCGGGAAAGCCGAAATCGTTTCATTGGCGGCGGCCCTGGCGGTGTTAGAAACGTAGGAACGGAAGGGGCTTGCCATGCAGGGCATTCTAGGTTGGCGGACTTATTCGATTATCCTGATTACCATTATGGCAATCCTAGCCTTGGAATGGACCGGACACCCGCTATCGGTTAACGCCTGTAACGCGATTATTGGCGCCCTGGCGTTTTACTTCGCGCAAAGTGCAGTAAAGTCCGGCGCCAAGTCCATTGCGGAAGGGTTCGGCGGCCGGCAGTTTGGGCCGGAAAAGGCCAACCCGGTTCCGCGGACGGACCCGGGCCAGGGGCCTACGCTTCCGGTTGAGGGCTAAACAGGGCGGGGGCGCCAATAGCGTTTGGCGGTTGCGTCCATGCCCGCGCCCGCCGGCTATGGCGCCCCTTGCCCCGCCGAAAGGGTGACATGGATAAGGACCTTATCAAGCTGCTTTTGGGCGCCCTGGCCGCCTTGGGGCTGGCCGGGCTGGCCCGCGGGCTTTTGGGCGGTCGGACGCCGGCCAAGCCGGACCCGGCGGCCGGCGCCGCGGCCGCGGCGGCCGTAGGGGACGCGGAACGGCGGGCCGCGGCGGCTACGGCGGCCCGGCTGGCCGCGGAAGCGGCGGCGGCCCGGGAACGGGGACAAAATGAATTGGCGGCATATCGGGCTAGCCTTACTCCTAATGAGCGGTTGCGCCGGGCTTTGGCCCGGGCGCGGGAGTATCGCCAGCGCAAACCCGGCGCCGGTTCCGGCGGACGTTGAAAGTCTGCTAACCTATGTTGAAGATTTGGAACAGGACTTGACCGATTGCAAGCGGGACGGAGCCGCCGCGGTTGCAATCGAGAAAGTCCTAGCCCGGGCGGAAGCCCGCGCCGATTCAGCCGCGGCCGCCGCCGCCCTGGCCGGCGCCAACGCGGAAATTGCCTATCAAAAGCAACTTCGCGGGTCATGGTTGCAGAGGCAAATAACATGGCTTGCCCCTATGGTCGGGTTCGCAGCGGGCGCCGCGTTGAAATAGCCCCCTGGCGCCGCGGTTGCCCTACGGCGGACGCGGCGCCGCCCCCTTCCCCGGAGTATCCCCGGCCGGCGCCGGCCGCGCCTGGCCCGCCCTGGCGCCGCCGCCGGCCGGCATCGGCCAGCCCCGCCGGAACCGCCCGGGGCCGCAACTTTGCCATTACAGCCCCCGCATTTCTGGAAACAGAAACCGCCGAATTGCGGCGCCGCGTTGCCAATTCCCATGCCCGCAAGCCCAGGAAGGGGGCGCCCCATTACGCGGGCTAGCCGGCGCCCGGGCGCCCGGTCGGACGCTATGGAAAAGGCGGCCCGGGTCCTATTCCCGGGCGCCCGCATTGCCCGCTACTCCGGGCGTAGCTGGCAACTCTATGTTCCCGGCCAGGGTTCGCTTTATTGGGGTTCCCCGGCCGGCATGGCGGCA